GCCGGCACCGCACCTTCTGACCTCCCAAAACAAGCGTTAGCTCTGGTCGCGCACATGCGCGCCTGGGAGATCACCATTGACAGATTTTACCCTCTCATCGGGGTCAATCTGCCGCCCGCATCGGTCGCCGTGGGGAGCGTTTCCAACGCGTTCCTTCGGTGTGTCGACCGGCGTCAGTTCGGCCGCGATTCCGCTCGGGCGTCTCGTCACGCTCGACTACACCGAGGCGGGCAACTCCTCGAACGCGCAATACGTGAAGGGCTCGACGTCGAACGACAACCACTTCTACCTGGTGGGTGTCTCGGCAGAAGTCACGCCCTCGACGGCCGGCATCGGCCAGCAGATCTCGGTCTGGGAAGCCAATCCCATGGTCGAGTTCAGGGCTGTCACGAAGTTCGGCACCTTGCAGTCCTCGCACGTCGGCCTCGCGAAGACGCTGCACCGCGACTCCTCGCTCGACATCGCATATGTCGACCTCTCGGCCTCGACGGCGTCCGACTTCCGCGTGCTCGTCACCGGCTTGGTTGATGCTCAGGGCGACTCCGGCGGATTCGTCACCTTCCGCTTCCTGACCAACAGCTACAGCCAGGGCTCAACTCGTATTTCCAGCACGCCATACCTGGCGTTCTACCGCTAAGGGAGGGACTGACACATGGCACAAGTTCGCGGCGTCAATCCTGACCTCTACGACAACATCGACAAGACGTTCATGGCGATCATGAAGGGGCAGCTCAAGGAGCTTCCTCGGATTTATCCCAGCGTCTACAACATCAAGTCGAGCGATCGGAAGTTCGAGCGCATCGTGTCCTACGTGCCGTTCGGCGACACGCAGAGCAAGCCGGAAGGCGAGCCCTTCGTGATGGACACCCTGCGTCAGGGCTACACGAAGGACTTCACCCACACCGAGAACGGTCTGGGCTTCGAGGTCACACAGACCGCGCTCGAGGACGATGTCGAGGGCATTCTCTCGAAGGCGGGAGAGTGGCTGGCCTTCTCGGCGCGCTACGTCGAGGAAGGTCGAGCGGCGGGTCCGTTCAACAACGGGTTCTCCTCGGAGACGACTCCCGACGGCGTTTCGCTCTTCAACACCGCGCACCTCCTCAAGGGTGGCGGCACCGCGAAGAACCGTCCGTCGACCGATGCGGACCTGTCAGCGACCTCGCTGACCCAGGCGATGATCGACACGCAGACGGACCAGAAGGACGAGGCCGGACACATCTCCGCGCCGAACACCGACTGGACGCTCTACATCCCACCCGCGCTCGAGTTCATCGCGGATCGTCTCGTCAACAGCGTCGCGTTGCCCGGCTCGGCCGACAACGACCGCAACCCGATCAAGGCGCGCCGGCAGTGGACCATCGTGGTCAACCCGCGCCTGACGGACGCCGATGCGTGGTTCCTGGTCGCGGGCGCGAAGTCGCGGCACGGGCTCACGTTCTATCGTCGGACCCCCATCTCGATGGAACCGATGATGATCGACGCGCGCACCAACAACCGCATCTTCAAAGTGCGGCACCGTTTCTCGGTGGGTGCGTGGACCTGGGTTGGCACCTACGGCACCCAGGGTGCGTAGTTTCGTTCACTGACTGTCTTGGGGTCCGCGGTGCCTGCTGCAGTCGCAGGTGCTCACCTCACAAGTGCCGCGGACCCTTTCTTCGAGTGAGGACTTCATGGGTAAAACAGCATTCAGCGGGCCGGTCTACGGGACCAAGGGCAACCTCTTTTCGTGCGGGCCGACGCGCGGCGACGCGAACGCCTCGACCACGCTCATCGCCTCGGTTGTCGTGCCGCCCTACGAGACGTGGTATCTGACCGAACTCTTCGCGGCGAACGCGCAGGCCGCGTCGAACAGTTCCACGCCGAAGGTGATCCTCAAGGTCAAGGGCTCTCCGACCGCGGACCCGGCGTTCCCGACCGGCAATGCCGGCACCGTGGCGACGATCACCGGACCAACGTCAACGGCCGGGTTCAACCAGATGCAGACCGCGACGGTCACCGCGGGCGAGTTCGAGGGCTATGCGGCTCCGGCGAACAGCACGATCCGCATCGTCTCCTCGGGCACGATCGGAGCCCTCACCGCGCGCGTGAACGGGTTCATTCGTTTCATCGACTCGACGAGGGTGGCGCAGTAAGCCATGGCGTTTCATGACTGGGGAAATCCGCCGATCAACTCGACCGGCTTCACGCCGGTTGCAGCTCCATCGACGGCGACCCTGATCGCGGAGCTTGATTCGACGCGTCTCGGCACGGTCTTCTTCGACACCGGGCAGTCTCGGCAATACCAGGTGACGTGGATCGTCGGCGCAGACACCAACGCCACCTGGCAACTCGAGAGCGCGACCAGTTCGTCGCTGGCCGACGGTGTCGACGTGATCTTTCCGAAGACGCCGTCGGGTCAATCGGCGCAATACGTCACGTATCACACGCTGGAAAAGAACATGCGCCTCCGCGCGCGGCAGTTCTCGACAGCGGTCAACTCTGCAGCCTTCATCTCGGCCGTTCCGCTGACGTAGCCGATGCCGCTGCAGGGGGAGTTCCATCGGAACTACTGGGAGAACTCCGATACCAGGACGACGCCGGTCGGCACGGCGCGCCTTCTGGCGTTCTACCCGGCGTGGCAGGGGAGTGTGGTGCTCGGATCCATCCTCGGCGGCGCGGCACCCTACTTCGAACGGTTCTGGGACCGTCTGGGGTGGTGGTTCCGCGCGCAGCCGCGGGTGATGGCGCTCGATCCGGAGCAACGTCTGGTGCTACTGAAGACGCTCGAGGCGCTCGAGCATCCGGCGTTCCCGCTGGCGCAGAAGGCTGTGCGGAAGACGGCCGTCACGATCGGCTTCAACCGGCCGGAGTCGTGGACGGAACTGTCGCGGACGATGAAACGCTCGGCCGGCGCGGCCGAGAACACCTACCGTCACATGGAGGCGTGCCGCTTGCTGCAGTCCAACCTGCTGACCAGCACGCTGACCAACCCCCAGACGAACCTCATGGTTGAACTCGCGTATCACGGGTTCGCTGCGAGAGAGAAGTAGTGGCGACCTTCAATCACATCAGCGGCGCAGAGCCTTCGACGATCACGTTCAAGGCCGCGACCGTGTCCATGACCCGCAACTCCTCGGTGATGCACCAGGAGATCATCTCGATCGGCGACCCAGACTCGTCCCTGGCTGTTGCTGTCGTGACCAATGCGGTGCCGGCCTCGACAGCCTGGGGGCTCGTCACGCGCGAGGCTGGCGGTGTCCTGAGCAGTCTCGGTGGCATCGTCCAGATCCAGGGCAACAGCACGGTCTTCCAGGGTGGCGCGCCGTGGAGCGTCTCGCAGGTGGCCGGCTCGACGTGGAGCGTTCGCGCGCAGAACTCGACCGCGGCGGACCTGCTCGCGACGGTGAGCCAGGGCACCAACCCCTGGACGGTCGCCGGCAACTGCACCGTGGCTCCGTTGGCTGGTTCAACGTGGGCTGTGCGGCCCATCCAGTCGAGCGCGGCCGACATGCAGGTCACCGCGACGCCGGCCGCGGGCTCGACGTTCAACGTCAGGGCGCTCCAGTCGTCTGCGGCAGACCTCCAGGTGACCGTCACGCCGGTGTCGACGACGTGGCAGGTTCAGGAGCATGGCGACTCGACGGTGATTCAGGGCACGTCGCCATGGGTCGTGGCGGGGGCATCCACCGTGGCTCCGCTCGCGGGCTCAACGTGGGCAACTCGACCGATTCAGTCGTCGGCCGCGGACCTGCAAATGACCGCCACGATCGGCGGCAACCTGCAGTCGACCACGTATCCGTCGACCGGATCGTCTGGGCTGGTGGTGCGCGAAGCCCTGATGGACATGTTCACGACGTCGAGCACGTCGGCATTTGCCTCGACGTCGCTGACGATCCAGTCCTCGGCTGCGGCCACGCGCATGTATGTGACGGCTTACTCGATCACGACGACCGCGGCTGGACCGTCGAAGATCGCGTTCTACAGCAGCGGCACGATGGTGTGGCCGATCATGCTGGCGGCAGTCTCGAGCGCGGTCAGCGGCGTCAATCTGGCCGTCAGCTACCCGTCGTATCTCTTCCGCACGGTCGGCGCGAATGACGCGCTGACGTTGCAACTTGGTGGCGGCGCGTCCACCTCGCCCAGTTGGCGTGTCGGTGTCTCTTACTTCAAGGCTCCATGATGAAAACACTCTTCGTTGTGCTCGCGCTCCTGTTCGTCTCCGTGCCGGTGTCGGCCCAGACTGCCACATCGGACAGCAAGCTCGCCTGGGATCAGGCTGCACCGTCTCTGGCCGTCGCGCAGGGCTACACGTATCGGCTCAAGGCTGATGCTGCGGCCCCTTCCGTCGTCTCCGGCGTGACGTGCGCCGGCACGGTGAGCCCGTTCGTCTGCTCGATTCCGTTCCCGGCCTTCCCGCCGGGTTCGCAGCATGCACTAGTGCTCACCGCGGCCGATGGGACGGTCGAGTCGCTGCCGTCGGCACCGTTTTCGTTCACGTTCGTGGTGGTGCCTACCGCGCCAGCGAACCTTCGCGCAATCCCAGGTCGGTAACAAGGGGTCCATGGCCTTCATCGTCGTCAACCCGGCGCTCCGTTCGTCGAACGCTCTTCGTTTTCCGGTGAACGGGCTCACGGTCCCGTCGAATGCCAACCAGGCGGCGATCGTCTTCACCATGCCGGTCGACTCGGAGCGCGCGAGCACCTCGGCGCGCATGGACTTCGGTATCGACGTCTCGACCGACGGCGGCGCGACGTGGGAGTCGTATCTCCAGGCCGGCTGGATTGGTGGCACCGGGGCCACCGGCAAAAACAGCACCGTGCTGAACCCGCCCCCGATGGCAACTGTCGGTGGTGAGTTCTTCGCGGCCTTTGCGGGGCAGAAAGCCAGCATCAGCGTGAAGCTGTCGGAGCCCATGACGCTCGGCGGCACGATCAGTTCGACGCGGGTCTAAGCATGGCGGTAGACATCAGCCAGTTCGTCACCGGCACCTTCTCTGCCGTCTCCAGCGGGAACGTGTTGTTCTCGTCTGCGGTGAGTTCTGGCTCGCTGATCGTCGCGCACGGTGGCTACTTCAGGACGGCCGGCTCGGCGTTTACCAGCGTTACCGACAACGTCAACGCCAACAACTACACGGTCGGCTGCGACTCGACGATGTCGAACGCCTCCGACACCGCGGCGCATGCGCTCATTGCCTACAAGGCCGGCATCTCGTCGGGTGTCGGTGGAGCCAGCACCTACCGCGTCAGCATCAACTTCAGCGGCACGCCGAGTTTCAGTCTCTGCGCGGCGCAATACACCGGTGGTGCGTGGACGGTCGGCTCGACGAAGAGCGCGAACGGCACCTCGTCGAGCCCGGCTCCTGGGTCGTTTTCGGCCTCGTCCACCCCGGTGGTCTTCGTGGCGAGCGCGATCCACAACTCGACGACCACGTTCAACTCGACCATCAACGGGGTGTTCTGGCGCGCGACCGCGGACCCGACAAATGCGAACCAGATCATCGTCTTCGGCGACAGCACGAACAGTTCGCTGACGCAGAACCCGACGTTCGGCATGAGCGCCTCGACCCGCTGGCTCTCGAACGGGATGGTGTTCATGGGGCTCGGCGGCGGCGGCGCGGCCACGCGGCCGTTCGTGGACGGGTTCACGCTCTTCGGGGCCGTTTAAACATGCTGTTCTCCAGCCTCTACGGCGCACGACTGGACGAAGAACTCGGCACGGACGACTCGACGATCCTGTTCACGACCGCGCGTCGTCAGG